GTCCACACGAGCGGGTGCTTGGCGCCTTTCACCTTCAGCGCCCACCCGTCGTATCTGAGCCGACGGCTTCGGTGACGCAGGAACGCCTGCATCAGCCGCCCCAGATCCCGCGGCCAACCCAGCCGGCGCCGGCTCCCGACAGGAACAGCCACGCCATGATGATGATCCGCGCCGCTGCCTCGCCGCGGCGGGTCTCGCGCTCGAAGTAGTCGAAGTCGTCCTCGCTCATTTCATCTCCTTTGCAGCTCGACGCTCAACCGCAATAGACGCAAGACATGGCCTGCATTCCCAACGCCTGTAGTCCCTGCCTCGATACGTGTAGGCAATTGGGAATTGATCTTCAGGCAACCGCCTCTCGCAGTGCTTACAGCGCCTCATCCAAATAACTCATGGTTTCTAAGCGCCCCGCCACCTGACCCGACCCATCTGCTCGCGCACGCGTGCGACTCTATCCGCTCGATCATTATCTCGGCGCGCATCCGTCTGGACCTTGGCGCAAATCGTCCGGTCCATGCGCTATCTATCCCGACGTTGCGCGCGACGTTGCAACTGTCGGCAGAGTGGTACGGGATGTGGCTAGTTATCGTTGGGTCAAGTTGCCGAAGTCCGTGCAACTTGCACTTCGGATAGCCGTCCTCATCGCATGCAACGGCCATGACATCGGCCATCCTCTGCCACCACGCTTGCGTGCCGATCTGCGCGAATTCGCCACTTGATCCAATAGCGACCTTCGGCCACACATTGACCAACATGCGCAAATGCTCAAGCGGCTCATGCAGATGGTAGACCGGCACGCCGAGCGACCAGATGCGGCCCGACACCATTTGCTGCCAGCGGCCCAGCATTTTTAGGTTGTCGTTAACGTCGCCGTCGATAACGTCAGGGATCAAATACCAGTCTATTCCTGGGTGCGCGTGCCACCTATCGACAAACGCCGCGAACCCCTCAAGGTCTAGCGTGCGGCCCTGTTTCCACGCTGAAAATGCGCCGTTGTCCAAAATGAAACTCGACACCAATTCGGCCACAACCTCGACCTGACCGGGATGCTCAAACGAAACGCACGCGTGCTTAGCCTGTAGCGCCATGATCGGCTGCCCTTCGCCGGTTATTGGTACGCCGTGGTATCGAATCATTCTGGTTTACACGTCCCGAATGCTTCGCAAATTGTTTCCCACTCCGGCGGCTCGTCGGGCAGATCGACCTTTTCTATTTCCCACGGTGACGGGGCATCGCTGATCCACGCCAGTTCGGTTTCGCCAGCAGGGTCAATCCCCGCGTCATCGTCCGGCGGAATCCACCAGTCGGCCAACGCACCGCCGAATAGTCCGAGCATGATGAGCGTGATGCCCATGACCCCGTGCAGCTTCGCGTTTGCCGTATGCACGTCCTGGTGCCGCGCCCGGCGTCCTGCGATCAAAAGCCTTGCTCTGAGTTTCCTGTTCATATCGACACCAATTACAAATATTGGCTAAGTGCGTCAGCAGCGCGGTCTAGGTCGTCAAGAGCCTCATCGCAGCACGCAACAATCGTCTCGGCCTCATCAATGAGTTCTCGCAGTTTGTCGCGTTCTAACGCTATTCGATCTTTAATTGCGCCCAACTTCTTTAGAAAAGAATCGCGCGATCTTTTGTTCATCGCGTAACCCTCGCCTCTGCCGAATACCTCGACCGCCAAAGGTCGAAGTAGCGGATGCCCTGGTTAATGCGCGCCTTGCATTCCTCAAGCCGCACGCGCGCTTCCTCAAGCTCGATGTAACGCCCCGCCCAATCCGGCCCGCCGCGCATCTGCGCCTCGGCCTGTACTGCCGAGCAACCGGAGTCGATCAGTGCGCTTTTCGTTGACGCTTCGTAGGCCTTGAACTGAGCTTCGCGTTTCGCCACCTCGACGCCGATACGTGCCATCTCGGTGATCCGCTCATCAATGCGGGAAAGGATTTCTTCCCCGCTCATCTTTTCAAGGATGCTCATGCCGCAGCCTTTTGTGCTTGGTATTCCTTGATCTGGCGGCGCTCGACGCTGTTCAACTCGGCCCATACGGCGAGCTTCATGTCGGCGTCGTCGGCCATTTCCTGGTGCAACTGCTCGTAGCCGGGCCAGTCCTCGTTAGCGATGCAGGCCTTGATGCTGCTCGCGTAATCCTTCGCCCGCTCGCGGTCCACCTTCGATCCGTCCAGCGCGCCCTCGACTGCGGAAATCTTCCCGCGCCCGCGACTGCTCGCCCCCTTCTCGGCTTCGTTGCCGTCGTCGTCCTCGTCCGCCGATATGCAACAAGCCATTGCAAGGCTGTACCGCCGCGCGTAGGTGAGCGCGCTACCAAACGACTGCGCGGTTTTGCGATCCAGGGGCACCACAACCATGCCGGTAGAAATTTCAGAGCCGCAGCCCATGAACACCGTCTCTACGGCAACGCCACCATCGACGGGAACCGTGCGCTGGATGTACGCCACGCCGTGCTTTGTCAGAGGCCCACGCACCGCCTCGATCACGCTGGCGAGCGTTGCGTAGCGGCTTTTGAAGTGAGGGTTAACCGCGTCGAACTGCGCCGCAGTCATCTCGGCCTGTGCTTTCGCCAGTGCTGTTGCAAGGTCCATGTCGCTCATTTCGTTGCCCTCTTTTGCATCTCGACTTCCCACCCCTGCTGCATGTCGCGGATTCCTTGCCTGTGCCCGTCTATCCAAATGGCGCGGGCGAGGTTCTTGATCCATCCTTCCAGATACAGGCGAGCCGATTCGCTCATCTCTGCTTCTGGGAAAACGTAATTAAGCCGCGAAACCGCGTCGTTCCCTGCCTGCTCTGCCGTCTCGTACATGTCATTTCCCCTTCGGGTCATAGGCGAAATCGGCCTGCCGCTGGCGAGCGCGATCCCACTGGCTGAGTTCTTGTTCAACGGCCCGCGCGAAGTCGCTGGCTGCGCTGGCGCCTTCCTTGTGCAGGTCGATCAGGTCGCTTTCGATGTCGGCCAGATCGTCGTCATCCATCTGCGCGAGCAACCACTTCTGAACTTCCGGCGGCGCTTCGAATTCCCATTCAATCTCGTAGGGTTCCGCCGGGTCGTAGAACGTCGCCGGGCGTCCGGGGGCGAAGTGGGTAACGCGTACCGAGAGTTCCAGTTCCTTCCAAACCTTCATCGCTTTTCCCTGTGAGCCGTCGATGCGAGAATATTGCGCCTGCGCAAACCCCGGCACAAATTGATTGTTCCGAATGAAATCAGATAATCAATAGGAAAAATGAATTAGTAAACCAATGGCCGAAAAGGCAGAGTTTGCCGCATGGCAAGCGAAGTAAATTTTCGGCAGATAGCGCAGGAACTCGTGGATGCCTATGGCACAGACGAGGCCGTTTCTAAACTGGTCGGATGTAATTTGACGACGATCTGGCGGATGCGGGTCGGGCGATTGATTACGCCTAATTGGGTGATGGGTGACAAGCTTTTGAAGCTGCACGCGTCGCGCCCAAAACTGAAAAAAAGGGCCGGTTGATGTTTCTCCCCCGTCCGGCACATCTCAGATGTCAGCTTCCCCCAGAAGTTTGCCGGACGGGTTTTCTTTGGATGCGATCTACGTGGGAGGTTACGCGAAAGCTAGACGCTGGCGCGTGGATCAGTTTTAGCGGCAACCAGTCGGGCGTGCCATAGCCGCAACAGATAGACGAAGCAGGGACATCTAGGCACCACAGTCGAACCCTGCCACCCAGTACCGACGGCTCGTCCGAAAGTGCAGGGCAGAGAGTCTGGAACCTTCTTAGTTGAGGGCTTCCCAGACTCACCCAGAAACCTCGGGCTGAACCGAAGTGCAGATGAGGGATGTGATGGACGTAAGGATAGACGAAGAGTTCCGAAGGCTTATCCCGCCGCTTTCTTCAGACGAACGCGCAGCATTGGAGCAAAGCCTGATCGAGCACGGCTGCCGCGATCCGATTATCACCTGGGACGGGGCAATAGTAGACGGCCACAACCGGCACGCGATCTGCACAGCGCACGGCATTGAATACAAGACCCTGCCGATGATCTTCGGCGACCGGATCGACGCAAAGATATGGATTCGCCGCAACCAAGTTTCGCGCAGGAATCTCACCGACGATCAGCGGGCAATGAACGCGGCGGAACTGGCTGAATTGCAGGCTGAGAAGTCTAGGCGAGACAAAGCAAAGGCGGCTGTAGCCGCGCGCGAGGTGAAGGCAGGCAGACGTGGGTTTGAGGATCGAATCTTGGTGACCGACGCGATCACCGAGATCTCTGATGCACGCAAGCAGGCGGCCCCGCGCGTTCGAACTGAGGTGGCTAAAGCTGCTGGAATCAGTGAGCGCAAGGTCAGTCAAGCGCAGGCAGTTAAGAAGGCCGCCCCAGACCTGGCGGCAAAGGTTGCTGCCGGTGACATGCCTCTAGCTGCCGCTGTCCGCGAAGTGAAGCGCGCCGAGATCGTGCAGAAGCTGGAAAGTGTCGAGGCCAAGGAGGTCAAGGCGCTGGCCGGCGAGTACGACGTGATCGTGATCGATCCGCCCTGGCCGATGCAGAAGATCGAGCGCGACGAGCGCCCGAACCAGTCACAGTTCGATTACCCGGTGATGCAGGAGCACGAACTTGCTGCTCTGAAGATGCCTTCGTCAGACGACTGCCACCTCTGGCTGTGGACAACTCACAAATTCATGCCGATGGCATTTCGCCTTTTAGACGCATGGGGCTTCAAATACGTTTGCACGTTTGTGTGGCACAAGCCCGGCGGATTTCAGCCGATTGGCTTACCTCAGTACAACTGCGAATTTGCGCTATATGCGCGGCGCGGGTCGCCACAGTTCATCGACACGAAGGCATTCCCGGTTTGCTTCAACGCGCCAAGGGGCGCGCACAGCGAGAAGCCAGAAGAATTTTACGAAGTGGTGCGACGGGTAACTGCCGGGAGACGTATCGACATTTTCAACCGCCGGGCGATTGAGGGTTTCGATGTGTGGGGCAACGAAGCAAATGCCTGACTACTCAAAAGACCGCGCGTGGTCCGACCAGTTCATCCCGCATATGAAGCGGATCATTGGGCCGCATCTTCTGGTCGAGTCATCTTTCGAAGTAGACACAAAGCGGGCGAGCGATCTTGTCTTGATGCAAGCGGCCTCGCTGATGATTGCATGTCGTGTACGTCGGCCAGGATACGCCGAAAAATACGGAAATCAGTTCACGATGAGGTTCAGGCGCGAAAGCGGCGTCGAGACTGAATATTCAAAGATCGTCAAGGGTTGGGGAGACTGGCTGTTCTACGGTCACGCCAGCACGACGCCCGGCGTTATTGACCGATGGATGCTTATTGATCTGCGGCATTTCCGCGCGCAGTTGATTAACGAACAAAGCAGGCAAGCGATACGTTCTGGCGTAACGCCAAACGGGGACGGAACATATTTTCGGTGGTTCGACGTTAGCAGTTTTGCGCCCGATCCGCCGTTGCTTGTGGCGAGTTCTGGATTGCATGAAGAGTGGATAAGCGAATACGAGGGGGCGATATGATCGAGTTGCCTAGACGGGGCGGGGAACCCTACACGATTGACCACGTTGGTCTAGCCAAACTTAAGGCGGACTATCCGCAGATCAACGTCGAGCTTGAACTGAAGAAGATGCGCAACTGGCTGGACGCGAACCCGCGCAGTCTGAAGCGTGACGTATGGCGGTTCATCATTAACTGGTTGAACCGTGCGCGCCCGCAGGCGGCATCGCATGTCACGCGTGAAACGTCGCAGCACTATGCCGTGGTTGCTGACCGCATGGCACGGCCTCAAGAGCCTGTAAGGTACGCGCCGCCTGAAGTGGTAGCCGATCACCTTTCGCAGATGCGGAAGGTTTTGGGGATGAGGCCGCGATGATAGACAGCGAAACGAAAGCCCTGATCGCAGGCGTTGCCCTTGGCTGGCTAACCGCTGCGTGCATGGTTGGGGCGGGGATGGTGATTGCATGGGGGTGGCGATGAAACGCGGCGCAAACCACTACAGGCCGCGAGAGCAGTTTAACCCGCAGTTGTCCGGCCCTCGCCCTCGCTGCGGGAAGTGCGGACGCGAGATGCAACTGGCCGGGAAATCGAAAGCGGGGAATCAGCGTTGGCGGTGCCGGACGGGCGAGGTTACGTGCAGCTACGTCACGCTTACCGCAGATGGCCGGGTCTGCACCAATGTCCACAAGGGCGGGCGTCCCAGCCGGGGCGACACGTTGCCGACCGATGAGGCGCTGCGGATTGATCTGCAAACGCTGACCTACAGGCAAATTGCGACCAAGTACGGAAGCACTCGAGACGCGGTATGCAAGCGGATCGCGAGAAGCGGTCTGGTTGGCGCGAGTCCGCACGGGGCCAGGAAACGCGCGCTTAAGCCTCGAAAGCCGGTCGAGCCGCCGCCGGGGCCGGTAGATGTTGGTTGGATGGGCAAGCCGATGGGCAAGCCTCACGGCGGGGCAGGGTGGTTCAATGTTGCTGGTATCTACACGTTAGGGGTGATGTATGAGTGATCTTATTCCGGGGATGTACTGGAACGACCCGCACGAGAACGCGCCTGGGTTTGTGAAGGGCCGCGTTTCGTTCCACTTGCAGCGGTTTATTGAGTGGGCGGAAAAGCAGCAGGCGAATGAGAAGGGCTATCTCAACGCGAAGCTGCTGGTGAAGAAGGACGGCAGCGGGACGTACTTCAAGCTCGACACGTACCAGAAACCGCAGGGCGATCGCGCGCCCTCGGGCCGGTCGCAGGGATACGCCGACCGCAAGAGCGTGCCGTACCGGGCGGAAGAACCTCTTAGCGACGACATCCCGTTCTGATGGAAATGGTTGTTTCGTTTAGCGGCGGGAAGACCAGCGCATACATGTCGTGGTGGCTAAAGCGCCACACTAACCTCGACTGCGTCTACGTTTTTGCAAATACCGGCCAGGAACACGAGAAAACCCTGGAATTTGTAGACCGCTGCGATAAGGCCTGGGGGCTTGGCGTGCATTGGGTAGAAGCCAAGGTATATCACGGCGAAAAGAAAGGGTCGGGTCATTCGTTTGTCACGGCAGAAACGGCGAGCAAGAACGGCGAACCGTTTGAACAGGTTATCAGGAAATACGGAATCCCAAACCACTCTGGACCGCACTGCACTCGGGAACTGAAGATCAACCCTATCAAAAGCGCGGCGATTGAACTGGTAGGGAAAGAGCATCGAATGGCTATCGGCATTCGGGTCGATGAGATAGACCGGATGCAGGCGGATGCCAAAGAGAAAAACATCATGTACCCGCTCGTCTCGATGAATCCTACGGACAAGGCGAAGGTCGAGCGGTTCTGGCAAGAGCAACCATTCACGCTCGAAATCCCGCCGATGCTTGGGAACTGCACATGGTGCTGGAAAAAAACTCTTCGCAAACATCTCACACTCATCAAGACGAATCCGGAAATTTACGAGTTCCCGAAGCGGATGGAGCGCGATTACGCATTTGCAGGTGCCGGCGGATATAAGCGCGTTTTCTTTCGGCAGAACATGTCAACAAATGATCTTTTTGAGCTTGCGCAATTCCCGTTCACGGCATGGGTTGAAGGAACAAACCTAGACCTTTTTGCGGATCTCGATGCGCACTCAGGGTGCCAGGAATCCTGCGAGGTGGTGCTTTGAACGGCGGGATCAAACGCACCCAAGCTGACATCTGGTTTTCCAAGTGCGTCCGCCAGCGCGCGGGGTGGAAGTGTGAGCGATGCGGCGCTCAACATGCCGAGAATTCGATGGGCCTGCATTGCTCGCACCACCACTCTCGACGGAATTGGGGCATACGGCTTGAGCCGCTGGCCGCAGAGGCGCTGTGCATGGGGTGCCATCTGCTAGTAGGGGGCACGGAAGATCGTCGCCTAGAGGCTCTTGGGAAGGCATTGGCGGACGTTCTAAACGAGATGAAGAACGACACAAACAGGGGCAGGGAGTACAAGCGCGCATCTCAGCGTGAGTTGGCAGCGCATTACAAGCGGGAGTTCGAGCGGATGGTAGCAACAGGCGATCGGCACTTCGTGGGGTGGCTTTGATGTGGTTTTGCGAATGCCTGAAGTGCAGGCACGTCTGGCACCAGCACTGCCTGCCGCACAGTTGCCCGATGTGCGCTAGCCAGCATATCGCGGTAGAGGACCGGAGAGGGGAGGGAGAATGACCAACACAGAAACCCGCGAGCGCATCAGGAGGGCGAGGGCGGAGCTTGAGCCGCTATGCAAGGGCAACGAATGGGTCAACCAGATTTTGAACACGTTGGTGCGTAAAGAGGCGGAACTGGCATACAAGGAGCCTACGCATGGACCCACGCGAGACCTTGGCTAGGCTTACCACGCACGGTCCGTCGCTAGACGGCGGGGCCAGGGGCACGGCATTGGATCGACTGACCGCTGCTGACGTTGGGTTCGCATTGGGGATGGGATTGGGGAAGGGCGAGGCGCGGGTATTGTTGGCGAAATACTGCGACGACCGGCAAGAGCAGCGGATGCTACAGGCTGAGTTTTTCGCATGGATGATGGATCAGGCAAAGGAATGGGCTAGGCCGCGTCCGGGGATGGTTTACGGGCTTTCCTATGCCGTCTCTAGCGAGTTCCTCGGCACAAACCGCTGCCCAGTATGCCACGGGGTTGCCGAGGTACAGGCCGGGGCGTTGCGCGTCTCCTGCGACCCGTGCGGCGGCACAGGGATGCGGTATCCATCTGAGCAGGACTTCGCCGATGCGATTGGTTGCACGATAGCGGCGTATCGGCACATGTGGGCATCGAGGGTGGCGATGGGAAGGCGGGAACTGGATCGGTTGGAATATGCGGCGGTGACGCGGTTTGCGGAGGTGATGGGGCATGAATGACAACGATTCCGTGTATTTGGTTTTATCGCGGGTTGAATATGAGGGCGACAAGGTGGAATTCGTGAGCAACTCAGAAAGCGCCGCGATACAAGAAGCGATCATGCAGATTGGCACCTGGGAAGGAATAGGCGCCGTTTGGATAGTGGTGGAAAAATGGCCGATAGGCTCCAACAAAGGGGTCGTTATATGGAAGTCCGGACCGGTTTGACTATTGACGCCTATGGGGGCCTGCACTAATGTGACCCTTGCGAGTTCGCTCGCCCTGAAAAAAGTAACCCGCTTCGGCGGGTTTTTTATGGCCCGAAAAAAATCGAGTCCTGATTGCGCGCCAACGCTTTCAGGACTCTAACCACGCAGACCTTAGCGGAGGTCAGAATGGCTACAAAAAATTCTAGCACCGAAATATTAATAAAGCTTTCCGACAAAGCCTCTACAGTTATATCTGCCGAGGATTTTTGTGCCGTATTTGGGTACAGATGGCGTTTGGTTAGCCCCTCAAAAAATTATGCTGCGGCGACGGAATTGGATTCCTTTGGGCAGTATGGGGTTGTCTTGATGCACAGGGTAATTATGGCCGCCCCTAAAGGGCTGGTCGTAGACCATATAAATGGCGACACACTAGACAACAGAAGATCAAATCTTAGGCTGTGCACGCACGCCCAAAACATTCGAAACAGGCGCGTATCGAAACATAGCCAAAGCGGACTCAAGGGCGTTGAGTACGACCGCAAAAGAAAAGTTTGGTGCGCAAGAATTGCCGCTTTTGGCAACAGAATATATTTGGGGTCGTTCGATAATCCTTTAGATGCAGCCTCCGCATATGATGCAGCGGCCATAAAGTTTCATGGCGAGTTTGCAAAAACAAACAAAATGTTAGGGCTTATATAAGCCTTGGTTGCGATTTAACCAAAACCCCGGAGCCTCTGTGCGTGGACGACAAGCCCTTTTTGACCTGGATGGCGGATCACGTCATCGCTGGCTATCTGCTGCTGATCGGCGCTTTTGTCGGCATGGTTCGGTGGATATATGTCAGGGACGCAGAAAAAATTAACGCGTCGCTCGCTGAAATGAAAAAGGGCCACGAGTCGCTGGTGGTGGTGGTCGGGGAAATCAACGCTACTCGCCCGCTGCGGTCGGAAATGGTTGAGGCAATCGAAGGGCTGAGAGAAGAAACGGAAGCGGGATTCCGGGGTTTGCGTAGCGAGCTGAGGGACGACATCGGTGGCCTGCGGCACGACATGACCACGCGGCTCGATACCCTGATAAAACTGCAAACCCAGAAATGAACCAAGAGCGGCTGCTTGTAAGCGTCAAGCGGCACGAGGGTTACAGGGCGACGCCTTACAAGGATAGCCTCGGGTACTGGACGGTTGGCTACGGCCACCTAATCCACAACATGCAACTTTCCGCCTTAGTGAACTACCGCTCACTCGGCGACCTGCTAAATTGGATTTCTGACCCGGCAACGCACGAATCCTGGCTGCGGTCGGACATCCTAGAGGCTGAGTCAGACGCCCGGCGGTGGATCGGCGACGCTTGGGACAAACTGAGCGACGTTCGGAAAGAGATCATCACCGAGATGGCATTCCAACTCGGAGCCGACAGACTGGCTGGCTTTGCCAAACTTCGCTCCGCGATCCTCGACAGGAATTGGGCAATAGCCAAGGCGGAAATGCTTGATTCCAGATGGGCGCAGCAAACCCCAAGCCGCGCCAACGAATTAGCCCGGCGCATGGTAGAGAGTCAGCCGGTTTAGACCGGTATTGTCTCGCCTCGACTGGCGGCAGGCCGCTGGCCCAGCGATACGGGCAACGATTAACCGGCGGTTTTCGCCCCGCGCGGCAGGTATCTGCCGATGCTGACCGGCGCGGACGATTCACGGGC